CCGAGGTGCTGGATGCGTTCTACTCCAAGCTCGGCCGGCCGGCGAACCCCGACGAGTACGGCATCCGCCCGCCCGAGGGTGCTGACCCGGAACTGACGAACTGGTTCAAGGGGACCGCGCACAAGTTGGGCCTGAGCGCCAAACAGGCGCAGCAACTCTACACCGAGTGGAACGGCATGTCCGGCTCGCTGCAGGAGAAGCTCCAGTCACAACAGGCGCAGGAGTCCGAGAAGGCTATCGGGGCGCTGCGGCAGGAGTGGGGTCAGGCATTCGACCAGCAGATCGGCGCGGGTCGCCGGGCCGTCGCGGCGCTGGGTCTGGACGCCGGGAAACTCGCGGCCTACGAGGAGAAACTCGGGACCGCCGAGATGCTCAAGTTGTTCGCCACTCTCGGGTCCAAGATGGGCGAGGACACCTTCGCCGGGGAGCGCGGGGAGGGTGGGTTCGGCACCACGCCGGCGCAGGCCAAGGCCCAGATCGCCGACCTAAAGCTGGACAAGGCGTTCATGGACAAGTACCTCTCGGGTGACAAGGATGCCGTGGGCAAGATGTCCCGGCTCATGGAGGCCGCGTATGCAGGCGGATGAGGTCCGCTTGCGTCTCATGGAGGTGCTGATCCCAGCGGCATCCAAGCATGGGATTTTCGGGGAAACGCAAACCATCGTGAACACTTGCACCCAACTCGAAAATTATGTGCTAGGATTACAGCCAGCGGAGGAAGTACCGACCCCCGCTACCCGGAAAACACTGAGTCGGCCCGTCAGGACAACCGAGACTCGGATTCCCGGATTCCTTGACCCCACTCGTGGTGGATAAGTCGAACCAAGCCCTCGGTCACTTGTTTCAACTTTATTCGGAGTAACCACCATGAGTTTCCAAGTTACCACCGCATTCGTCCAGCAGTATTCGAGCAATGTCTCGTTGCTGCTGCAGCAGCGCGGTTCCAAGTTGCGCGATTGCGTGACAGTCGGTTCCTACACCGGCAAAGCAGCCAAGGCTGTCGAACAGATCGGCGCGGTGACGGCGCAAGCCCGAACCAGCCGCCACGCTGACACGCCCCTGATCAGCACCCCGCACGACGCCCGCTGGGTTTTCCCCACGGACTACGAGTGGGCCGACATGATCGACGATCAGGACAAGCTGCGCATGCTGATCGACCCCACGAGCCCCTACGCCATGAACGGCGCCTATGCGCTGGGTCGTGCCATGGACGACCTGATCATCTCGGCCGCCCTGGGCACCTCGATGACGGGTGAGAACGGCTCCACCAGCACCGCGTTTGCCACCGCCACCCAGCAGATCGCCGTCGGCGGCACCGGCATGACCGTTGCCAAGCTGCGTCAGGCCCGCCGCATCCTGTTGACCAATGAGGTCGATGTGGAGTCGGACCCCCTCTACATCGCGGTGACCGCGGTGCAGATGGACAACCTGCTGGGCACGACCGAGGTGACCTCCTCGGACTACAACAGTGTCAAGGCACTGGTGCAGGGCAACGTGGACACGTTCCTCGGCTTCAAGTTCATCCAGTGCGAGCGCCTCGGCGTCGACGGCTCGGGTGACCGCCGCTGCATCGCATGGGCTAAGTCAGGCATGCACTTGGGCATGTGGAACGACATCAACACGAAGATCAGCGAGCGTGCGGACAAGTCCTACGCCACGCAGGTGTACGTGAAAGGGACCTTCGGCGCCACCCGCACCGAAGAGAAGAAGGTCGTTGAGATCATCTGCGATCTTTGATAAGGAGCACACGACATGGCAACAACCTACGCAAACGAAGTCGCTGGCTTCGGCACCACGCCCAACACGAAGCCCGATGGCGGCATCCACGGGGGTCGGCTGCGTCGCTTCCGCGCCTCCTTCACCATGGCCGCGCAAGCATCTGGTGACGACATCGTGCTGGCCAAGGTCCCGGCCGGCTACCGCTTTGCCTTCGGTATCCTCAACGCTTCGGCGACGATGGGTGCCTCGGCAACGGTGGCCATCGGTATCGCTGGCGCCACGGGCAAGTACCGCGCTGGTGCGGTGTTCACTGCCGCAGCCCCCACGCTGTTCGGTGTCAGCACCGCCGCCGACGATGACGCCCTGACAGCCGAGGAGACCGTGCTCCTGACTGTCGGAGTCGCCGCGCTGCCCGGCTCCGGTACGGGATACGTGGACCTGTACTTCTCTGGCCCGTGATGAACCGGGGACTTCGGTCCCCGTTTTTCCAAAGGAACCACCATGGCAAAGAAGTTTGTTGACGCTGCAGTCGGGACCGAGCAGGAAGCAATGACCCTGCAAGACGGCTCCGCGCTGACCCTGACCAACACGGTTCGGGTGCTCTACGACGACACGCTGGAAAAGGGCGCCATCGCGGTCCAGCTTGAGCGGATCAAGAACGCGATCTTGCGTCTCGAACCCCAGTAACGCGGGGACTGAACGGTGCCGTCCGTCATCGACCTGTGTAACAGCGCCCTGGACAAAGTGGGTCAGGGTGCGATCACGAGTCTCTCGGACGGCACCAAATCAGCCAAGTTGTGCAACCGCAACTGGCCTCTCGTGCGCGATCGGGTTCTGCGGTCACACCCGTGGAACTTCGCCGTCAAGCGCACCACACTCGCCGCCAGTGAGACCGCCCCGACCTGGGGGTACACGGCCAAGTTTCCCATCCCGACCGACTGCCTCCGATTGATCGAGGTCCGTGACCTCTCGACCGACGAGTTCCAGATCGAGAACGGGCACATCCACGCCAACGCCACGGTCCTCTACATCCGGTACATCGCACGCATCGAGGACCCCAACGTCTACGATGCCCTGTTCGTGGACACGGTGGCCACGCGCCTTGCCGCCGAGTTGAGCGAAGCCTTCGACCAGAGCACCACCAAGAAAAAGGCGCTGCTGGAGGAGTATGACGCCTTCCTCGACGATGCAACGCGGGCTGACGCGCAGGAGAACCCGCCTGCCGCCTACGAGGAAGACGACTGGATCAAAGTGAGGTACTGAGATGGTCGCACCCGCTCAGACCTCGTTCAACGCCGGCGAGTTGTCGCCCCTGCTCAAGGGACGTCCGACCCTCGACAAGTACCGCAACGGCTGCGAGACGCTGGAGAACTTCATCCCGCAGATCCAGGGGCCCGCACGCAAGCGCCCCGGCACCCGTTTCGTCGCCGAGGTCAAGGACTCCGCGGACGCCACGCGCCTGATCCCCTTCGAGTACAGCACCACGCAAGCCTACGTCCTAGAGTTCGGGGACCTCTACATCCGGTTCTACCTGGATGGCGGGGTCGTGGAGTCGAGCCCCGGGGTACCCTACGAGATCGTGAGCCCGTACACCTCGGCGCAACTCGCAGCGCTGGAGTACGCGCAGTCGGCAGACGTGATATACATCACGCACCCTGCTCACCCTCCGTACAAGCTGGCCCGCACCAGCGCCTTGTCGTGGACCATCACTGCGGTCACGTTCAACTGGCCCCCGTTCAACGACGAGAACGTGGGCACCACGACCCTCACGGCCAGCGCGGTCACAGGCAACATCACGCTCACGGCGTCCGCGTCCCTGTTCGTCGCGGGGGATGTGGGGTCGTACTTCAAGATCAGCGAGGTCAGCGCCTCGAAGTACAACCAGTGGACCACAGGGGTCTCGTACTCCAGCGGCGACATCGTGTACTACCTGGGCAACATCTACCAGTCCGGGACCACGGCAGCGGCCGGTTCGCGCCCGCCGATCCATACCAGCGGAGCCGAGAGTGATGGTGCTGTCACCTGGACGTTCCTGCACGACGGTGCCGGGTACGCTCAGGTGACCGCCTACACGAGCGCCACGGTCGTCAACGCCACCGTGATCAAGCGTCTGCCCGCCACCGCGCTCACGGGCTCGACCCGTTGGTCCGAGGGTGCATGGTCCGCCCGGCGCGGGTATCCCCACGCTGTCACGTTCTACGAGGATCGGCTCTGGTTCGCCGGGTCCGCGAGCAAGCCCCAGACCCTGTGGGCCTCGGTGAGCGGAGACTACGAGAATCACAAGTACGGCACCAACGACGACGATGCGCTGAACTACACGATCAACACGCAGGACATGAACACGATCGAGTGGCTCGCGCCGACGAAGGTGCTCGCCATCGGCACGGCCAACGGTGAGTTCACCCTGAGTGCCACGCAGATCAGCGACCCAGTGACGCCCACGAACGTCAAGATCACGCCCCAGACGACCTTCGGCAGCGCGACCGATGTGAAGCCGTTGCGCGTGGGGTCGGTGATCCTGTTCCTCCAGCGTGCCGGGCGCAAGCTGCGCGAGTACGCCTACCAGTTCGACACCGACTCGTTCGTGGCGCCGAACATGAACGTCCTGGCCGACCATATCACCAAGTCCGGGGTGCTGGAACTGGCCTACCAGCAGGAACCGAGCCAGATCGTTTGGGCACCGCGGACTGACGGGGTGCTGACCGGCATGACTTACGAGCGCACCGAGGATGTCGTGGGGTGGCACCGACACACCATCGGCGGCGGCATCGTGGAGTCGGCTGTGACCGTCCCCCACTGGGACGGGGATCAAGACGTTCTGTGGCTCATCGTGCGGCGCACCATCGACGGATCCACGGTGCGCTACGTCGAGTAC